ATTATAGCACCATTTATATCCATTGTCAAGAGTGGATTTTAAGTAATTACCAAATTGGTCATTGTTTGCCTATCTGAATAAATTTTATGACCTTTATCTCTAATCAGATCAGCAGTAAATTGTGGATGTTCTTTCCACTGTTGGATCCAAAATTCTTCATCAAGACTAGGATCACAATCTATAGCATAGATTTCATAATGACGTTGCGGATTATATCTTGCTCGAATGATTAAGCTTTGAACAATATTGTTAAGGGGATTTCGAATAGCTTCGTCACCTTTCAGCATACGCATGAGATTTTGTTTATCGTGATGTTCGTATTCTGTAATTGGAATAATACTTTCGATACCCAATTGATCCCAACTAAAAATAAAAGCATTAGTTGTCATTTAAAATTTCTCCATATTTGAGTAAAAACATTGTACGTTTTTTTTCGTCATAGAAATCTAAATAAAGTGTTTCGTTACGATGCATCCCGCCCATATCTTGAGACCAATATTCGTGCCTCCGAAATACAAAACCAAGTTTGTCTTTCATCTTATCTCGAATTATAAGATAGCTTGGCGGATATTCTTTAGACAATTGATTATAGACTTTTGCCCAAGATTTTTCTGAAATTTCAAAGGGTTTCATCGTCGTCAGTGACTACAATCCACCCAAGTTTTTTAAGATCTTCTCGAATTTCGTCAGTTACTACACTTTCGGAAACATAGTTTCTTTCAACGAAGTTAATATCAATGCCTTCTCCGTCGTCGCCGTGATCGTGAATACCTGAACAATACCAATCAATGTAATCACCTTCTTCGCGCATATCGGCAATAATTCCGCCAGCATAACGCCAACTACAACTCCATTTTTGATCTTTGAGAATAGGAATTACATCTAGCTTTTGAAACTCATTGTTGCATAATGCTGCATAAAGGTTCTGAGCATAAGTTTCGTCGGATTTAACTTTTTCCAAAATCCAACTATTACTCCGTAGATCGTATTCTAGATTATTTTTTTGCCATTCGAGATCTACTTCTTTTTCTTTATCATCTTCGATAATTTTTAAGTAGTAATCAAGCATATCGGCAGTCTCTGGATCATTTTCGGGAGTTAGACCTTTTTCAGACTGCCGTTTTAGATAACTTTCTTTTTGAAAGGTATTGCGTTCGGGACTGCTTGAAATTTTTTTCATGCTTTTTCACTAAAAGAAATAACGCCAATAGATGCTTTATAAGCAATTGAATTTTTTTGATGCTCGAGAATAGATAAAAAACTAGGATGATTAACATCACCGCCGGATTCGGATGGAATATTAATAGATCTTGAATAAACTAGACCGCTGTCATTTTCAAACTCTACAAGAGCGGAATTGTCTTCTGTTTTAAGTATAGTATGTTTCATAGTCGATTATTAATTGTAATTGATTTTTATATACTTGTCAAGATAGTTTTATTTAAGTAATCGATTCCGGAAAATTTTGCAAAATCTTCCAAAGTTCGGACACTTCCTAATCCGTATATGCCTAAATTTTTATTTTGAAATAAAAGATTGCTTAACCGAACTTTTGAATTATGATGTAAATTTGTCCATTTTATCAATCGTTTTACATCATCATCAGCATCCCAGTGAAGGGTACGATTTCCCTCGGAGTAATATAAATGATATACTGGTGAGTCAGGTGGGTGGTATATATCCCAACCATGTGTCCATGCACGTATTGCTATGTTTTGTTCTTCACCAATGAAATATAAAGATGGATCGTATGGAATTTCTAAGAAAAAGTTGCCCGGACAAAAAATAAATCCGCCGGCTACATGAGATCCTAATATTGGTTTATCTGATTTTACATTATATCCGATAAAACTAAAGCTAGGATCATCTTCGGATATAGTTGCGTTATTTTTTGGTTTTAAAACAGTAGTAATACCTGATAACTTATTTTTTTTAATTCCTTTTTCAGTAATACTAAATGCTTGAGGATATGTACTCAAAATACATTTTTCAGAAAATTCTTGACATTCTTTTAGTTGCCGAATTAAAAGGAGATCCCAATTCTTATCAAATACTGTATGAGAATCGATCTGTAAAACATAATCTTCGTTATTATAAAAACTTAATGCAATAGACCTAGCCCAACAAGGACCTCGACTAAATTGCGGATCGATATGCAAATATGTAATTCTGTCACATGCTAGATGTTGATCAACGTTATGTACATATTCGCTTTGGTCTACAATACCGAATCGTAAACTTGACGGATCACTACATTTGGCTATGCAGTTATTAACAGTATTCCATAGTAGATTATCTTTGTATGAAACTATAGTAACAAAAATTGTCATTTTTTATTTTTTTGAAAATTTTCAACGTCCTTAACTGCCTCATTGAGTGTATATGCGTAGTTGAATGCCTGTTGTTTAGACATTGCGGTAGTTACTTCATATTCTAAATGACCTCTGACCCAAACATTCCAAGTAATCTTACAACGATGGATAAGACTATTAAGCCAATGAAATTTAGTAGGTTCGGTCCACCAATCAGTTTTTACTTTAACATAATGGTGTACGCTAATCCCGTAGTCTACGGCTTCTACTTCGAGTGTAATATCATGATCGGTGTTACCGCAATCGCAAGGAACACGATAAAATTTAGAGTCTCCGAAATCTTTTTGAAGGAGAATGCCTTCTGCTGGTTTTTCGTAATTCATATTAGTGTAATACTCTAGGTTGTTGATAGGAAAAGTCTTCATGACCAGTTCCTATAGTAATAGGATCATTGGGATCTTCAAAGAATTCTTCGAAGTTACCTGCTGCGAACTTTTGTTTAAGTTCTTCAACAATAGCGTCGAGTTCTTCTTGAGTACCCTCAAAGGTATTAAGAAAATGGTCTGTGAATGTAATTTTAACAGGTTTCATACAACTATTGTATGAAATTATTTAATTTCTGTCAAATTGTTTTATTGCTGCTTTAGCCAAACTGTCGATGCTGTTTACTAAAAATATACCCTGATAATGTGTATCTCTAATTGCTAATGGAATTTCAGTGCATCCAAGAACTATGGCTTTTGCACCTTGAGTTATTAAACTATCGATAACGTTCATTAATGGTTTATATGCTTCATCTATCCGATTAGATTTTATCATATTAATAGCAGGTTGGATCATAATATCCATTTCTTTGCTTGATGGGATGATACAGCTCCACCCTAGTTTACGAAGATGTTTTTGATATAACCCTAGTTCTATAGTTCCTCTAGTACCTAGAACACCGATTGGTTTATCTATAGCATTCATCTCTCTAAGAGAATCGGCTACACTATCTACAATATGGATAATTGGTGTACCTAGCTTTATTAATTCGTCATACCAAAAATGTGCTGTATTACAAGGTATAACAATATGATCACATCCGGCTGTTTGCAGGCCCTTAATTCCATCTTTAAGACAAGGTAAAGGTAAGCTATCTCCGTTTAATATGCTAGTGCTACGATCCGGTACTCTAGGATCGCTCCACAATACTGTAGGAATATGATCCTGATCTTGTTGTGCAGGAGTTAAACTAGTTAATCGAAGCATGAATTCGGCACTAGCTGCCGGACCCATACCTCCGAGAACACCTAGTTTTTTCATTGTTTTGGATTATAAAGCATTCCACTTGCTACTGTAAGAACTGTTTTAGCCTTGTCGACATCAGCCGGTTCTTCTTTCCATCCTATTGATATTTGTCCAATAAATGTACCGGGATCATATGGAACACTAATTCTACACATATAATTTACACCCATATCTTTATAAACAAATCCGATCTGACTTTGTGGTAAAGTATATACTCCGCACGGTATACTACCGGACATAAGACTAATAACGTCTTGATTATTGCTATGATTTTTTGTTAACAACCCTACATCTAACCCGTCGTTGCTTTTAACACGACCACTTTTTCGAGAAGTCATATACACTAATTTTCTAGTGTTTAGCAGGGTATTGACTTCAAAGATAGCAATCATTTCTGCTTCTGTATTTTTTAAAATGAATCCTACTGCTTTTTCGTAATCACCGTTCATTTTTGGCAAAGCTTGTGAAGCTTTGTAAGATGCCATGAAAGCATCTTTTTCTTCGTAAAGAAACCAGCCGATTGCTGTGACAAATAGTAGTGTTATTACAGTGAATAATCTAAATGCACTACTACCTATCCATTCTAATAGTTTAAGTAGAAAGTCCCTTATTGCTGTCATTAGTGTGCTCCTTACCACAGACAAATGCCGATACTGCAACATTGCCGTGAACGTGACTTGCTGTTCTAATCATATCCATTAATGGATCAACAGCAATTAATAAAATTAATACTGCTTCGCTTGGAAGTTGTAATAGATCGCATACTATAGCAACAGTGGCAACAGTTAGGATACCAGTAGTACCTGCGCTAGCTAATCCAGCTAGTATACTTCCAAATAGTATAATTATTAGACCGGTTACTGCTGGGCTTGCATCGTAAATGTTAGCAATGAATACTGTAGCAATAGCATAATAAACAATGCTGCCTAATCTGTTTACGGTGAAACTTAGTGGAACCGTTAATTCTACACCGGATTTTTCAAACTTTAATCTTGTCAGTGCTTCTTGTGCATATGGGATACAAGCAAGTGAACTACGGCTACTTACTGCAACAATAAGTGTTTCTTGTGTTGCACGGATAACTTCTAGTAATTTTCCACCGCTGCGTTTCCATATAACAAATGTTGCTATAATTAAAACTATTAATCCGCCTACAGCCTGTTGGAATATAAAGTCGACCATAGTTAAGAATATACCTACACCAACTTTGCCTACCTGACTGCTGATCATAGCAAGTAAGGCAACTGGTAAGAAGTAGTTTAAAAATTTAAATATGCTTATACAGGCCTCTTGTATACTTTTTAGCATATCAACTAGCATTTGTTGTCCGGCATTTTTTACATGTCCTAGTGCTATACCAAATATCAAACAGAATATAACTACTTTAAGACTCTCGCCTAGGTTAAGACTTTTGAAAATATTTTCTGGAATAAACTTTTCAGCCATTAGTAAAGGATTAACCTCGGCTGCTTGAGGCATTGGTTCTTTTAGTGTAATGTTTAAATCAGACCCAGTATCTTTATCATTAACTAATACACCTAATTGTGCTTTCTTTTCCGGAGTCATTTCGGTACCGGTTAATAATACACTACCTACTCCGACTACACCGGCAATAAACATACTACCTACAAATCCAATAATAATACGTTTAATCATATTAGCACTACTATCTTTTTGTAAGAGACTAATAACTCCTACTAAAATGGTAGCCAATAAGAATGGTAGAACAACTACCTTAAGTAGGCTGATGTATATACTACCAATTGGTTCAACCTCTATACTTGTTTCTGGAAAGTACACACCGCACAACAAGCCTATTACAATGGATCCGAGTATGGTCCACGGGCTTGTTAAGAAACCTTTTAAGTTCATTTTCATAATATATCCTATCTATTATTTCTTAGCAGGTGCCGGTGGCTTTTCTGCTTTATATCTGTCCATTAATCGTTTAGTGTCAATGTTATTAAATTCGTTAGTGATTACAAAATCAACAATGGTCAGTAAGTGAGTTGAATTAAAATGAACAGCAGCAGCAATATTATCTACACTATCTGAAATAGTAATAGTTTTTGTATTAATAGCGGCTTCTGGTCTTTCAAAGCTAATCTTTTTAATTTCAAATTCGTCTCTATATCCAGCTGCAATATCGCCTTTAATTACGTTGTTAATAATATTATCCCAGCTATCTTCTGGTTTATAATCGGCTTTTGGAAAATTTGTTCGAGCAAATGTATCGTAGCTAGAATTACGGATAAATGATATTTTACCGTTGAAAGTTCTGATCACTTCGTAAGGTTCTTTGCCTTTGCTATTTTGGCTTAGCCATACACGATTAACTATTAGTGCTTGTTTAAGTTTAACGTAAGGAACGCTAAACCTAACAGTGTTCAATCGTGGTGCTGTAATGCTTAGTTTACTTACAGCAATATCTGCACCGCCAGTTCTAACCTGTTCAACAACTTCTGCAAAACTATTTGCATCTCGTCTAAATTCAACAGGTACACCTAAGATAGCACCGATTCGTTGTGCAATTTCAACGTCAAGACCTTTGATATCCGTGCCTTCACCGCTAAAGAAAGGGGGAACATCTTTCTTAGTCATTGCTACGACTAAGACGTTTTTCTTCTTAATTGCCGCTATATCAGGCGGAAGTGGAGCAGTTGAATTTGGTAGTTGTGCTTGAACAACTGATGTAAATAGAAGGAATAAAAATGTGATTAGGGTTTTCATAGTATGTGTATTTAACTATGAAAACCCTGTTTTTAAGTGAGCATATAATACTGAAGTTTAGGTCCAAAGATGATGACGAATTTTAATTAATCTTATCATCATTTGTTCGTCTTCTTCTTGTTGTTGTTTTTCAATTTCGTTTGAAAGATCAAGGATACGACTAGTTTCGGCTCGTTCTTCTTCGGACTCGTTATCGCCGCTGCCAAGTAGGCCTAACCATTTTCTATCTTCATCATCGTCGGCAAGTTTTTCACGACGACGATCACACCAAGCACTCCAGCCACTTAACTCCATTGGATCCTTGCGATTTGGATAAACTTCTTTCCACCATGTGTACAGTTCAAGAATTTCTTTAGCAGCAACAGCTTGTCCAGTTGGTCCTGCTTCGTGCTTTTCATCTTCATCTAACCATTCTTCGTTGGTTAGTGTCATTTCCCAACGTAGATGTTCGAGTCCAGCTTCTGCTGAACGCCACGTGCGCCAACGGAACCAACCTACTCCCCAAAATGGTACTTTGTGTTTTTCTCTTGCTTTTTTATCCCAAGCAATATTACTCCACGCTTTTTCTATTTCAACAAATTCCACAAGCTCATTAAACAAACAAGGGAGGAGACGATTACTAAGATCACACCACTGACCCCTTTCGAGGTCTTTAGGATGTGCAGTGAGAGCATGAGTTGTAGTAACCCAACGATTATTGATATAATACTTAATGTCATATAGTTTGTCCACGGGCCACCAAATTGCGTTTTGTATCTTATCAAGACCTTCTTCTGCTAACCAATAACGAAACGGATGGGCAGTTTTAGCTTCTTTATGCCATTGCCGCCATCCGTCACCGGTTCTGGCTCCGGGCTTAGATGTGCCACGTAACCAGTTAGCAAATTTTGAACACGACCAGTAATGTACTCGTTGAGCCATTTTATTCCTTGTTGCCGAATAATTGTAGTAGACTTGTAAACAGATTAATAAAGTTTAGATAAAGGTTTAGTGCACCAATAACTTCGGCGTTACCACTGTCGCTAACACTTAGCTCTTCACGAATTCTTTGTGTATCATACGCAGTTAGTCCCATAAAGATAACAATAGCCAATGCGCTAATTGTCATTTGAGCAACAGTACTTCCTATGAATATATTAATTATACTAGCAATTACAATTGCGATCAACCCCATGATCATCCATTTTCCGAGACTATCGAGGCTCTTACGAGTGAAATAACCGTAAAAACTCATAGTTCCGAAGAGCACTGCGGCGCCCATAAATGCCGAAACAATACTCATCGAAGTATAAACCGCAAAGAGTGTAGCCATGCTTAACCCCATTAGAGCAGCAAAGCCAAACAACAAAGCATAAGCAGTAGGCTTACTCAATTTGTGTAAAGTAAAACTTAATGCAAAAATAGCAACCAATGGAGCAAAGATCACTACCCACTTTAGTGCTGTACCAAACAGCAAACTCATTAAAGCAGGACTATTGCTGACCAAATAACTAACAGCCATGGAGACCATGACTGCTAATCCCATATTTTTATAAACACCTGCCATAGCAGAGTTAACCTCTCCGGCAGTTCTATAACTAACAGCAGTTGCGTACATAATATTTTCTCCTTGTAAAATCTATATTTAATTCTTTTTTATGTAAGGTTTTAAGTCAGGTGGTGTCCAGCCGGTTGGCTTCAAAACTTTTCCGTCTTCGCGCTTACGCACCTTGCCAGTTTCTTTATCGATTTTAGCAAAGTTAGTACGCATAACTTCTTTCCATCCGCCTTCTCCATCGAACCCCGCCGAGTGCATTGCACCTGCGGTAACAACCATGATATCTTCAAGTGCGTCAAGAATCTCTATCTTATCGCCTTCAGCAATTGCTTCTTTAAGTTCTTTAAATTCTTCTTCGATTAAATTAACATAAAGTTTGAATTGATCCTCGTTCCACACGTCTGTAGTTTGGTCGCAAGCTCGCATAAATTTGTATTGATCTCTAAAAGGATTCATTTTACTTTCTTTCTATTTTGTTGTGCTAATCTTCTTGCTTCAGTCCAGGGTTTTCCTTTGCGGTGCCCCCAACTTTGTTTTCTTTCTTCTTCGCTTAACGTCATCCTTTTTGAAGCAGATTCTTTCATTTTTTCTCTAACTTCATCGGTATGAGTTTTTCCTCGATATGGGTTATTCTCAATCATCCATCTTTGATGAGTTTCTTTTCGTTGTTTTGCTTTATCAGGATCTTTTTGTATTTCTTCATATGACATTCCTTTATAAGGATTTGATTTTCCTTTTGACGATTTGCTTATTTTTATTTTTGCTTCTTCGGTATGAGTAAATGTTCCGCCGTCTCCGGATTCTGGCTTAAGATTGGCCCAATTAGGATTTTCTACGATCCCCCACACATCACTATAATGTAATCCTGCTTCTTTTATTTTAATAGGATCTTCGCTTTCTAACAATATTTCAGTATCGTAATCATATCCATATTTTGCTAAATGTGCTCGCCATCTTTTACCAGATCCGGGATATGTATGAGGATCTGAAGAAGAAGTTTTTCCTAAATATTTTAATCCTGTTTTTCGATGAGTTTTAACATATAAATATATCATCCATTATTTATCACCGAAACGGATTCGTCATTTAATATTACCCCATCTTAAATAAAATTCTGCTAGTTTAGATTTTTCTAGTTTAGCTATTATAGCATATCTATAAGAAAATGTTGAAGGATCTAAAAATTTTTGCCATATAGGTTTTTCGACTGCGTATTTCATAACGAATTGACCGCTATCACTATTTTCCCATTCCCATAATGGTTGAGCAGCATATAGATCTGGATCTTCAACGTCGCCTACTGAAAATTTATGTACAACAATTTTATGTATTTCTTTAATTATTAGTTGTCCGTTTTCAACAACTCTTTCGCATCTTACCTTGCCCATTTTAAATTAAAGAGTGTAATAAATTTTTTAGCATCTCTCTTATTGTTAAATTGCCATACTGCTACATCAACTAGTTTGACATTTTTCCAATGATCTAATGTTTCATGTGCCCAAGTGTACATATCGGTGTCAAAGCCTTCGATAGCTACTTGATTTTGTGGTAATAGTTGGGCCCGTCGCTCGTACAAGTTAAAGAAATTATCTAATATCTGAGCCCATGGATCCGAGCTCATATTATTTCTTTTTCCTTGGATAGTACTTACGTTTCGGTTTGTTTTCTCTAATATTAAGAGGTTTGTGTGTTAATCCGTCAGTACTTTTTTCTAATGCAGCCATTATTTCTGCAGGAGTAGGATCTTCGTCGGCGATCTGTTCATTAGATGAAAAAACATACCCGACCTGTCTCATTTTTTTATTTTCGGCAAATACATTACCGATTGATCTTATTGAGCCAACCGGCCCATGTTCATCTTGACTAATTGTTTGCCAAGTTCTAAGTTCAAGTAATGATTCGATATGAGTCGGTATTTCGATAATGTAGTGTAGGTCAGACCCAAACCCTTGAGCTTTAAGATCAATACTTGCAACTACAGTTCCTTGGGTGATTTTATTTGCTGTGGTTATTCCATAGATCCAAACAGTGTCACCAATGTTGTATTCTTTTTTTACTGTCATAATTTAATCCGCAGATAGCTTTTCTCTTACGTTTACGACATTTTTAGAATCTAACATATCTTTAACAAATTTAATAGCTTTTCTATCAGTGTCGTAAACGTATTCTGTATCTTCGTCGTCAGTTCGTAAAGTTACAATTACACCATTTTTAACTTTACGAATTTCAATTGACTCAAACATGTTGATCCTTTTAGCGCGGAACGCTTAAGTTATAATTAAAGTGGAAAATACCGATATGCGCTACTTCTCGGCTAAGTTCTTGGTCACACCAAATTTCGTATCCGGCCTTAGATGCTTGTTGGCAGAAGAAAATATCTTCACCAATTTCTAAGTTCATTTCTGGAATGTATTCTTGTAGGTAATGTGGTTGTGGAATTTTTTCATAAACTTCACGTTTGACCAAAACACATCCATGTGGAAGAACATCGATCAATTCCATTGCTGGACTATTATCTGTTGTTTGAAACTCTACAAAGTTACCAGCAGACCCGCTCATTCCTGTGAAGTTAGGATTAGGGAACCTACGACGACGATAGTTTACTCCGACAATATCTTTGTTTCTTTGAAGAAGACGGATGGGAGAGTCAATTGGGAATTTCATATCACTGTCGACCCACCAAATGTAATCGAAGTCTGACTTCATAAAGATATCAACTAGATTACGACGAGCAATTGTGATAACGCTTCCGATGTTGAATGCACAATTAATTTTAATACCATGTGCAACCATATTAGCTGCGGCCATGGCCAAATGTTGAGCAAATTCTGCATTAACCATTTCCATTGCTGGAACAGCAATCATTACAGATGGAGGTTTTCCTCCAGTAGGAGCAGGCCCAGCAGCCATAGTTGTTGGCTTCTTTGGAATTTGAGGGCGATTGGGAATATTCAGTTTACCTTTTTTCATTTGTATCCTTTTAAATGGTTTTTTTAATTGTGACCCTTCATTGATAGGCAAATATCATAGAATTCTTTTTTCAGTGCAGGATCTTTTTCAAATGCACCTAACATGATAGCGGTGGTCATATCGCTCTCATGCTCTCTAACACCTCGTTGAGTCATACAGTGATGTTCTGCTTTAACAACAACAGCAATATGCTCTGTCTTTGCATATTGTTTTAAGGCTTCGGCAATTTGCGTTGTCATTTCTTCTTGAATTTGAGGGCGTTCACAAATATGATGAACTAGACGATTAAATTTACTTAGCCCTATGACTTCATCCTGAGGTACGATTCCGACCCAACATTTGCCTACAATATTTTGAAAATGATGTGCACAGGTACTACGAATGCTAATCGGTCCTGTGGTATATAGACTCTTATAGCCCATGTTCGGAAATGCAGTAACTTTGGGAACTGGACGATATCTTCCGCTAAATGTTTCTTTGACAAACATCTTTGCTACACGTCGAGCAGTATCCTGAGTGTTATGATCATGATCAGTGTCAATGATCAAACTTTGTAAAACTTGATAAAACTTTTCTGTAACTTCGTCAACAAGTCCTTCAATTTCATTTTCGCCTTGGATAAAGTCGGAAATGTTATCATTGCAATGAAATCGTGCTCCGGCTGTTTGAATGCGCTCGCGAATAACTTCTGATAGATTTTTTTCTTTCAATTTATACTCCAATAAGATTTATTATATAGTATTATTTAGAATTTGTCAATCTTAGTAGTGTATTTTTTTTGACTGCTGAATCTAGCACATTCATTTGTACGTTTAGTGATTCTGCATATTTTAATAAAGCAGCAGTATCTTTAGGAAAGCACATTCCACCGAATCCATAATTATTATCTAGTCCAGGAACTTGTGTGTGACTATTACCGATTCGTTTACTATCTAATGAAATTAATTTTCTTATGGTGTTCCAATCTTGTCCGCCTGCATCTGCTAATTTTGCCATTTCATTCATAAAAATAACCTTAGTTGCTAGAAAAGTATTAATAACGTATTTGGCAAGACTAGCTTCGCTAATAGAGCAAAACATCGTTTCTTTTATATTAGGTTGGCCAAGTTTAATAATTCGATTAGCTTCGTTCATGAATGTTTTGATTTTGCCACCGATTATAGAAAATGTTCCGTTAATATAGTCTTGAGTAGCATTAGCAGCAGTTAGGAATTCCGGAGCATGAACTAAATTTGGATAGATAGTTTGTAATTCGTCGTATACAGAAGGCGGTGCTGTTACTTTTGAAATAATCACACCATTAAAGTTTTTAAGATTCGATAGTGTATTAATCAAAGGATCGCTATTACAGCTACCATCTGTGTTTTGTGGACTTGGGACGCAAACAAATACAGCCGATGCATCGTGAAGATCAGCATAAGTTCCGAGACATGCTTTTAAAGGATCTAGATCTATTTTAACAATATCAACATATGGTAAAAATTCTTGATACGCATTGTTAATTGCAGAACCGACAAATCCTAGACCTATAATTCCAATTTTTTCTTTTTCGATCATTCTAATCCTTTAATAAACCTGACACTATTAATTCTTTTTCTTGAAGCAATTTTCATTACAACATAGTAACATGTGTAACGTTATGTGTCAATTATCGATCAATCCAATCTTTTGTTCGAAATGGTTTACCACGCTTTGCAGCAGGAATATATTTGACAACTTTTTTCTTTAACCTTTTAATTATTTTATGATTATGATCGTGTTGGAAAGCTTTTAGATACATTCTCCAACTGTTGTACTTTTTTCTATTATTGTTTTTTTGATTCTCGTTTAGATACAAAATAATAGATTCTTGATTTCCATTAAATTTTTCGTAAAGTTCACAGGCGATATTAAATCCATATGCATCGATCTCATCTGCACATCCTAGGTAACTTTGTTCTTTTCTTATAGATGTTTTTGCCGCCGTACTGTTGTAATCAGGAATAACTTTAAATTTTCTTTTTCGATATTGCCTCATATGTATTATTTCATGAAGAACACTATCGGCAATTAATAAACATAAGTTCCAGAATCTTTTTTTAGAAATTTTTAATTCTGTATCTGTATCTTTGTATACAAAAACAAGTTCGATACATTTTTGTTTTTCTTCATCATATCCGCTATAGTAAGTACCACCGATGCTTACATATCCCTTGGGGTTCTTTATATCTAATGTTTTTTTGCAAATAATCGGAAAATGACGTTTAATATGATTTGTTATTAAACTATGAAATTTTGAAATTGATATAGTTTTGTTGACAATTTCGGACTCTAACAACCAT